GCCATTCTGAAGTGTAGATTTGATTTAATTCTTCAACTAATTCAACATGCTCAAAGCGGTTATATCCAAGATACTGTCGAATGATACTCCAGTTTTTCTCTTCTATATGTGCGTTGTCATTTTTCTTATACGGTCTTGATCGTGTGAATTGTACCGGTGCTTTTCGGTTTGTAAAATGTCTGTACAAATGCCAGTTTAAAAACTCAGTTCCGTTAAATAAGTCTTTTCCTTCATTAGTCATTAAAAATAAATAATTCATTAAAATATTAGACTCAATGGGATTATCCCTTTGAAATTTTTGTAATTTATTTAATGGTAATCCATTATCATCACTCGCTACCTTCGTAGTCATTTGATCAAACAACTTATTTTTAGTTATATCATTGATAGGTATGGTTAGTAATTCTTTTTTACTATCTATACTTTCTTTAATAGTCTTTAAATCTAAGGTTGTCTGTTCCTTTTTGGAAGTAACCAATTCCTGATACTTATCTGTTTTAAATGATAATATACTTGCCAAAGCATTTTTAGCATCTTGTATATTGCTTTCATCCTTAACAGATAATTCTGCTAATTTTAAAGCTCTATCTTGAGCTATTCCTTGGTTCATAAAATCTATTGCTAACAATTCGTATCTTAGTTGTTGGTCTTCTTCTATCTTTTCTTCAGATATACTTTGGAAAGTCATAATCTCTTTCTCTATAGTTTCATATTCCTTAACTGGAATGCCATTCTCTAGTGCTTCAAAGTATCTTTTTTGAGTATCGTTTAAATTAGAAAACTTAACTTTATCGTTTGATTCCTTTATTAAACCTTTTAGTTCCTCTAACGTATCTATATTCTCTATCTCGTCTTTTACTAAAAGAACCCCTTCATCTTTTAGATATTTTGCGAGAGCATATAGAGTTGATTGTTGAGAAGAGTCTGCCTCTGATGAAGGGGTGCTTTCTGAAGAATTGTCTTCTATTGTTGTTTTACCTTCATCTATCTCTACTGAAGGTGTAATTTCTTCCTTTATTTCTTCTGCAGTTTCTTCTGCAGTTTCTACTACCCCACTGGGGTTTATCTTTTGCTCGGATATAATTTCAGCTGGTTCAGCCGTAATATTCATATCCTCCATATTAAATATAAAATCTTCTTCCATTCTCTACTCTATCATTTTATTGTGCCAAATATAATATTTTTTTATAGTATCTTCCAAATTTCTTTATTGGTATATATACAGTTATTTGGCTGTCGGTTTGTTCGCTGCAGCTTTTTGGGCTGCTATTTTCTTAATTTCTATCTTTTCACTAGCCTTATTAGATCTGATCTTTTCATCTAAATCTTTCATTTGGGTCATCAAATCTTGTTCTAACTTTTTATATTCTAAGTCTAGCTTATCATTTGGATCTATATCAGTAACATCTAAAGAACCTGCAATCTGCATTCTCTTAGTTGCATTATCTTCATCTGTTTTATATTTATCCATTCTTATAGTATCTAGATGTTTTTGCAGTTCAAATCGTTCCTCACGTAAGAGTTGCTCTTGAGCGGCTTGTTGAGCCTGTTCTGTCATCTTATCTTGTCTTTCTTGTTGAGCTGCCTGTCTTTGTAGCATATCTTCTTCTCCTTGCTCTATGATTCTCTGTTTCTCTGATAAACTAGAAGTAGTAAAGATCTTAAGAAGATCACTAAACTTAAGTGCATTATTCTGCATTGCAGCATGTGCAAGTTGTTCAAATGTTTGTTCTAGTTTAGTTAGATCATTTTCATTATCTATCATAATACCAAACTCTTCTTCTAAAAAGTTATCATCTATTTCAAAAAGTTGTGCTAAATGATCATCTCCTATATGTTGGAATTTAGTTGGATTGTTCTTTAAAGCTATCTTAGCCGTCTCTAAAAGTAATGTAAGTACTCTCTTTTTAACGTTATCGTGTATTTTAAATACTTCGTTAGTAATAAAACTAGACTGCGTTACAGCTCTCTCTACTCCTCCTACAGTCTCTCTATTTTCGATTTGACCTAAACGCTGAGGTGGCACACCTATAATACGTCCCATTTGCATTTCTACATAATTGAGTATATTAATCTGTTGCTGTATGAAATCTCCCAAAGCTTGGTTAATAACATCTCCAGTATTACCCATCATAGATGCTGCTAGTTTTCCTGTTGCTGCTCCTTTATTACCTTCTTTAAAAGAATCTTTTACAGCTATACCTGCTTTCTTAGCGAAGTACATCCACTTAGTGATATCCCATCCTTCAGGTAAAGAAGCGTAATCTACTGTTACAAGAGAACCAAAGAACTTACTTAAAGCATCTTGTAACCTGTGCATAGAGGCATCATATAAGAGTTGGTAAGGTTTAGCTGTATCCATATATGATACTACCTTCATATTACCAGTGTTATATATTTGACCTACTATTCCAGGATGATTATATCCTGGGTCTGAAAACTTATTGTATTGTATCTCTCTAGGTTTTATAGGAGTATATATATCTTTACCTATTTTACCACCTTCCCACCATTCCGTGATCCAGTATTTCTCTACTTCTTCTCCTTCTAAAGGTCTGTGCTTATAGAATTCTGCTTCGAATCTATACTGTACATTACCTAATGTATCATAATATTTTACTCTTAAAAGAGGCTTCATAGACTTCCAGAAGATTCTAATGAACCTCACATTACCATATTTATCTACTATCTCTGAGTGTGCATGATTATGATTTTCCCCATATACTTCTCCTGGCATCTGTATCATGTTCTCTAACATCTCTTCCCTAGCTATATTAATACCTAGTTCATCATTCTCCATGGTATCATCATGGGATGTGAATTTCTTATTCGAATCTGTATCTAACCATTTAATATCTTTCTCTTTTAAGCTAGTATAGAACATGTCTAGTAATTTACCTGGTGCACAGTAATCATACGTAACTATTACATCAGCATCCTCGTATCGATTACTATATCCTGATTTTATAACAAAAGTCTTCTTAGAATCTAATAACTCTACTCTAGGATTACCATTTATAATATCAGCAATATATCCTTCTTCTCCAGCTATCATAACATTTTTAAAGCCTTCATTAAATTTCATTTTAATATCTAACTCTTTTATGAAATGCTTTAGAAGTAAATTAGCTCTTTTTTCTCGTACATCCTGATATTCATACTTTAAATAGTACAGCTTATTTTTAAACTGCTGTGCTATTTCATCTTCTGAAAGTTCAGATTCTTGTATTAATTTAGCTAACGATTCTTTTAATATCCTACTCTTATCTTCTTCTATTCTACTAATTGCTGTTGGATTTGTAACCACTGCTTGCCATTCAAATCGTCTATCAGCTTCTTCTCCTATCAATACATTTAAATAGGGTTTAGCTATGGGATAGTGTTGAATCTCATCTGGTATAAATATACTTTGTAGTTCTGAAGGGTTTAATAAGATATCATAATCCCCCTTCTGGGCTTTACCTAAATATAGTTTAAAGTTAGATATACGATTCTTTAGACTTTCCCTTACTGGAGAATCATCTAATAAGAATATATCTTCTACCCAATCTAAGTGGGATTCTCTCCACTTCTTACCTTTTCGACTTGATTTTATCTTCTGTCTAGGAAATTTTGTTCTCATATTTTGTGTAATTTATATTTTTTTTAAATAGTGGTATATTACTTAAATCTACATTTTGAAAGCTTCTACTATCAAAATTAGAATTTATAAAAGCATCTTCTTCTACATACTCGTGCTCTGGTTCTTTAGTAACTAATTTTAGTCTTTCTTTTCTTAGTATCATTACCATTCCCATGGCTGATACTCTATCGAAGTTTCCTTCGTCATTCCATTCATATAACTCTTCTAAGTACCCTAATGATCTAACAGTTCTTAATATTTTTGTATCTATATCTTGGTCTTCCTTTACGTATCTCTGTAACATCCAGCTCTTCTGTAGTCTAATAGCTTCCTGGTTAAGAGGTAACGTCCCCCGGGTCCCTTTAGCCCTGGATCCTGTTAATGAATATCGAATATCTTCAGAATCTCTTAAATGTGAAGGGGTATCCGCTAAAAGATGGAGAGAAGTCTTATTATTAAAATATCCAAAGAGTCCTTTAATATTACTCTCATAATTAGCTTGTGCTTTATAAAAGATACAAAGTCTTCTACATATTTCATAGAAATCTTCACTTAACATAGGTCGTCCAGTATATTCTGCTACTATCTGATCAGTCCACATATCGAAGACAAATACAGAAGCTAACGAGCCTAAAGCTATATAATCATTATCTACTGGGTCAATTCCTATAATATATCTATAGGCAGGAATGATTCCCTGTGTTGCTTCTGGCATCTTAAATATCTCTAAAGCACCTGTAGTATTACCTACATCTGGTTGATATTTACGTATAGGTTTAAGATTAAAGTTTTCTTCAAATCTAACTTCTACTTCTGATACTAGTATAAGTTCTCCTACCAAATGATTAGCAGTAAAGGCAGATTCATTAATTCTACACTCTTCTAGGTAATCTCTAATATCTACTGTAGGAAATATACTTCCTCCTACTTTCATTATAGCTTCCTGTGGAGTTACTGGTCTTTCTGCTACATTTTGTACTAACGTAGCTGGTTCAGACGAATTATACTTAATTCTGATTCTATCTTTTATTATATCTAATAAGGTTGAGGTTACGTCTGAGTTACCGTCTTTATCCATCTTTCCTTCTGCATTTAAGTATGTGGCATGAAAGAAAGCACATGTGGATCCTTGTTTAGTATTCTTATCAAACACATTAGGTAATGCGTGTACTATATATCCGGTTGGTTTATAAAAAAGTTCTCTTAATCCTTTAAAAGCAGCACCTTCAGTACCTCCTGTACCGTAAGCATTCATAAGCCCAAACGTAAATCCATCTGCTTCTACAGAGGGTCTTCCAATAGTCCAGGCTTTTAATGCATTAGGAAATTTACCAAACTCTTCCCATTCTATAAGTACAGCTCTCTTCCCTCTTGCTCTCTCTGGGTCATTCTTTAATGTTACCCCCATAACTTCATTCTTGGTCCCTTTCTCTAGACCATCATTAGAATCTTTGTATCCCATGATCCAATGCATGAGATTCCATGAATCTTTTAGTTCTTTTCTTCTAGGAAACGGAGTATGCATACCAGTATGGTCCAACATAGCTACAAATTTGTTTAATACTCCATCCTTAGTTAAATATTCTTTCTCGTTAGCTATTGCTAAGCTAACTGCTGCTTCATCTGCGTGTTCGTCTTCTCCTACTAAAAAATTCCTTGCTAGCTTAGCAGCTGCTTTAAATGAATAACCCGCACCTCTTTTTTTAAGTGTACAGGTGTGTTCTCCAGCGTCTCGTGCTTGTTGTAGATAATGGAAGAATAAATAATCCCCATCATAGAAATCTGCAAAGGATATAACCCTACTAGCAGCTCTTGAACCTTTTTTCAATAAATTTCTTCGTATTACTCCATAATTTAGGTAGAAATAATGATATCCTGTAATCCATTCCCCATCACTAGGTCTTATCATACCATACCAACATCTTTCTATTTCTGTATTCCAAAACTTAACATAATCAGAATATGGATTCTTAGAAGGCATAAGTAAAGTATATTTACCATATTTTTGGAAATGAAGAGCGGCTGCTCTAAAATAATCCGTATCTTCTAATATATGAGGAGCAGTTAGATCAACTTTAATGCGTCCTGTTGGATCTTCTTCAAGTTCATCAGCATTGGGGTCTTTATATCTTTTAAGGTCTTTAGCGTAGCCTCTTTTAGGGTCTATGAGGTTTTGTATAAATTTAATGGAGTAAGTATACTCTAAAAAGGTTTCTTTTTCCTCTCTAGATAAAGAATCTAACATTTCTTCTGTAAACTCTGTATTTACAATATTAGTCTTAACCATTTATCTGTAATTTTTTAAAACCATCTTCATATAATGTTTTCACCTTATCACCTCTTAATTTAGTATCTTTTTCCGCATTCTTCAAATATTGGGCTTCGGCTTTGCGGATATTTTCCATAGTGTCGGGAATTCCCTTAACACTGTCCATCATCTGTTTAAAGTTCCATATAGGCTTGTTAGCCTTGTCTCTTTCATTAAGATCTATCTTTTCTATCTGTTTAATGAACTTATCTACTGCTAAATAAGCACTTTCTAGTAATCTACTACTTACTGTCTGAGACAAGTATAAATATACCTGTACACATGTCTTTACTAGATCATCAGCAATCCAACCTTCCGGAAGACCTACATATTTAATAATATCCTTCTCCCTCTTCACGGGATTTAATTCGAATTGAAAATCAGAACTTAGGTCACAAAAATAATATATGTAACCTAATTCCTGATAAAGCAACGTGCTATCTTTACGAGCTTTTTGTAAATCTTTAAAATCTTTTAATAAAAAGACTTCTGCCTTTACTATTATATTATATGAATCATCTAGATCAAATAACTTCATTAAGCTTTTGAGTTAATAACCATATTTCCTGTTGAATCTATAAGTTCCATCATTTCTTTTGAAGACCAGTCTATAATATTACCAGTAGTTGTACTACCAGTAGTTACTGTAACATACCCACTAGCAGCTGTAGTTCCTGGAGATCTATATGTATTTATTGGTTCTATGTATGGTAAATCTTCTAGTTTTCGTATAATTGTATACCCTTTAGGTGTAAATACTTTTTGTAAAGCATCTAGATACTTCCTCCATTTACTTTCATAATTTGTAACTACGATTTGTTTTTTTACTAAATCTACTTCGTATTTCATTAGTCTTTTGTATATAAAATATCTCGTTTGTCTATGATTATATATTCATAACCATCAATTGTTTCTAAAGGTATGTTGTATTCAGTTTGTATCTGCCCAGGTCTACCATGATCTGTTAAACCTCTAAATCTATCTAATTTCATTTTACATTTTCTACCTACTCTAATACCTCTTTCTCTTTCTTCTTCTGACACTAAGGGTCCTACCATAAGTATTTCTTGTGTCTGATTCACTCCGTGAGACATCTTTTCTACCTGGTTAGCAACTTTATAGTCTGTCATCTCTTCCCCTAACGATAATATAATGCCTCCTTTACTTCTCATCTCTGATGGTACAGCTCTTAGTATTACTTCGTTATAGTGCACTGCAATGCTAGGGACCGGGGCTTCCATAGCCTTAGTTACCTTACTATTATATGCATGTAAAGATTCTTCTATACTAAGTGCTTTATTTTGCATCTTAGTTTGAGAATTACCTTTCTTCATTTTATCTATATCCTTTAAGTTCAATAATAGTGAACTTTCAACTTTAGGACTTACCTTATTCATTCTTCTTCTTTTTTTTATTTATATGTTTGTATTTACCATAGCTAGGTTTTAAATAACCTAAACTTGGTACGTGAATTATAGGAAACTTCTCTGTAAACTCTTCTTTATCTAATTTTACTCCTTCTTCTAATTCTACGTTTTCTATCTTTAATTTTATATAGTCATACATGATATCTAGAACTTCTTCTATTACATGCTCTTCTATATCTAATTTATGACTTATATGCTCCACTCTTTTATCATGGAACATATTATTTTTAAATATTTTCAACTATCTCTATATTATACACTAATTTAAAATTCGTAAAATCTGTTTCAACTTTTGGAATGATTTTGTTATTTATTTTATTATTAATTATAATTTTCTTTCTTCTTAAAGAACTTAGTGTATTATTAAAGCTTGGTGTTCCTATATCTAATTCTTGCTTTATTAGTTTTCTATACTCTGGGCTAAAAAGTATATTTTCTACTATACTTTTATTAGATACTTGTTTAATTAAATTATATCTATAATATAAGAGTCTAGATAGTACTAATTGTTCTTGCTTCCCTAATTTTAAAAAAGATTGCAAGATCTTTAACCAAACTACAAAAAACGTTTTCTCAGACGTCTTAAGCGTTTGCACATTTATATTTTTCATAATCTACTCTTCTCTGCTCAAGAATAATTCCCCATGCTTTTCCACATAAAGTTTATTCCACTCTTCAACGTGACAAGTTGCAATTTCTGTGTTACCACATTCTTCACAAATATCAAGTTTTATGTCTTCTAATATCCTTACTCTTATTTCTAGGCAAGCAGGGCAGTAGTGTAAAGGTTCATCGTTATATTCTTCCTTAGTCCACATTCTTTAACATTTCTATTTCTATTCTATTGTCTTCTTTAAATTTTTCCCAATCTGGTTTATCCATGAGATTAGGAAAGCGTTCTCCACCATTACATGAAGTATTTACCCAAGATTTTTTATAAGGAGGGCATTTACAGTATTTACACGCTCCTGTAACCACGCAATCATCCTTACAGACGTATAGCCTGTAATATACCTGCTCCTTTAGATATTCTGGGGACCCTATGAGATTATCTTTATAGTGCCTATAATTTCCTACAATGTAAGATCTTATATTAATCAAGTTGATTTTCATCAGAATTTAAGTCTTTTATTATCATGTCCATTTGAATATCATTAAAATCATATGAAGATACTTCAGCCACCCTTTCCGAAGTGACCTCCTTCTCTCCTAATAATTCATAATATACTTTGTTCATCTCTAATAGATCTTTCTTTAATTTACGCATAGCTTTTTTATTACGGTATGCATAACTTTTCTTTTGACCTCCTTTTAAAAAACTACTCATCTTCTATGTGTTGTATAAAATCATATACGTCCCACCCTTGCTTTTTGCAATGGTTTTTAACATCATCATTAGTACATGCTAATAACATTTCTATATCATGTATCATGTAATCTTTAATAGCATTCCTATTTATTATTCTCATATTTATATATATTTATCCCCCTTACGAGAGATATTAATGTTACCATTATACCAATTAAACCTTGAATTTTTAACTTGTGTCGTCTTTAGCCTCCGAGGGTGCATTTCTTTCAGCCTATAGCATGGTTCCCTCCCACAAATTTATATCAAGGTACTTTTCGTAACTACCGGGGACAACCTCACTCTTATTTAGAGCTACTAACCCGATGTCTAATCCTCTACTGGTTACCAGAGGATGGTCTAGTGTGAACTAGGTTACTTTGCAAATATACTAATTATTTTTTAAAAAACAAAATATTTATCTTAAAAAATAATAACCCAAAAGATAATATCGAAATATCGGTAGTTTCTCCTGGGGTAATATCAGTGGTTTCCCCATCCATGAGGTCCATTCCTACAAGGAATCCTCTTGTTGGGTCTGTAAATTCAAATTCAACCATTCTTTATAATTAATTACTACAACGTCCCCATCCAAATTGTCTGCGTCTATTGTATATGGTTTAGTGTTTTCATATATAAGGAGCCCTGTGGCATGATATATTTCTAGTATTTCTTCTAACCTAATACCTTCCGGTAAGGACTTGATGTTATATATAATAGTCTTTTTCATCTTTACAAATATAATTATTTTATTGTTATTTAAAAGTTTCCTTTATAGGGAAATATACAGATTCATGTTTTGTTTTATTAAATAATACTTCTTTTTGTGCTTCCCAATCTCTGTACCATACTGTATTACCTATTCCGGCAGACATTATTTCTCCACATAATTCGTGACAATGTCCTGGACTTCCTAGATAAGCGTGAGCTAATTCATGATAAACTATAATTCTAAGTCTATTATTAGTATTGTTAATTGGAGATATTACACTATATATTGAACCATCTTCTCTAAAGTATGTAGTTCCTAAATCTCCAAGGCTAGGAGTTCCTACATATATCCCCACATAATTTTTAGATATAGAATCTACATCTACATGATTACTGGCTTCTTTTAAAAATTCTTCTGTCCAAAATAATAGTGGGTTATCCACTTCTATTGAGTTATTTTTAAAATGTATTTTTGTCTGTGCCTCTCCTACTTTTTCTTTAGTATATAGAGTGCAACTTGTGCATATAATACACATAATGCAAGTAATTATTAATGTCCTCATGCAGCCAAAGCTACAAAAAATATTTTAAACTACCAAATCCCCCAAGGTTTATTCTTCTGATGCTTCCATTTAAATACATATCTACTGGAGTTCATACCATAGTAAATAGTTCTCCATCTCTTAAATCCAAATAGATACCAAGGTCTCACATATAGACATGAAGTCTTTCTCCAACCCTTCCATGATCCTATCTCATACTCTATCTCTCCTTCTCCTAGTGTGGAATGTACTCTTGAAAATGTATCTCCTGAATTCACTTGCCAGGGGTTCTGCCCCGGTTTACCAATATATTTTAATCCAGCTCCAACAGCGTAAGGACCATCTTGTCTAACTGCATTCATTTCACCAGTATAAAGATCATCTTTAATCCACTTTGTAACTTTTATATCTTGATTACCTATGGTCATTCTTTGATTAGGAACTTTGAAGAGTTCTTTTAGATTCCACATAGCATTACGGCTTACATGCCATATAAATACTCCTAAAGGTCTAAATTTATAATTATCTAAAAAGATCTCATAATCTTCTGCTAAACCACTCTCACGGCTCTTATCAAATCTATTATCATCTAAAGTTAACCATAAAGGTCCTCCCCATTTACCTAAAAATCTTAAAGGTAATGCTATAAATACTAAAGGATAAAATATATGTCCCAGTGTTATTACTGAGTATACTAATCTCCATTTATTTTTTGCTTTCATAATACTATTTTTAAATAATCTAATATAACTTGTTTACTTGAAGCTGATAATTTTTTATGTATGGTTATTACTTCTCCTAAGTCTCTAAGCATAACATTATTCTTATCCATGTAGTGAGCCATCTCTTGTGTTAATTTATCTTTCATATTAATTTGAAAATAGTTGACAATAATACATAGTACCATTATCGTTATATATAGCTATTCCTGTATAGCTTTTGTTACTTAACATATTCTTTCTATGCCCTTCTGAGGCTTTCCACGCCTCCATAACGGTCTCTAC